AGCTTCACCGCATCGGGCACGAAGCGGAAGTCGTCGCCGGCCGGATCGTTCAAGTCGGAGTTGACGAGCAACGTCTCCGGCTGGAAAAAGTTGGTTATCAACTGCGCCGCCTTGTTGATAAGGTCGGACGCGAAGCGCGCAATGTCTTTCTGCGTGTCGTTGATGCGAATATTGGCGAAACGCTCTTTGATCGTCTGCGCCGTCGCAGTTTCGCTCGCTACGGTAGCGCCGCGGACGATATCGGCGATGCCGGTAATCTCGTACACGTCCTGTTTGACGACGCCGCGAGCGTTGATAAGACGCTCCAGCACGTTCATTACCATTTCGACCGGGAAGAAGTCGACGGTGCCCTTCAACCCGCCACGCTCGGCGAACATGCCCCAGTTGTCGACCGGGATCATCACGTTGTCGACGCCCTCGGTCAGCAACCGTTGAATCCCCTCCTGCGTCTTGTCGTAGACGCCGATTACCTTCAACGCTTGGGTGAGTAGACTGATCCGGTTCGTAATCTGGTCCAACTCCATCGCCTGATCCTGATACATGCAGTAATCAGGGATCGGCAGCGTCGAATCGTTGGTCGTCGTGGCGAGCAACGGCTTCGGGCATGGGAAGAAATCGTCAAGCTGGAACAGGTCGTCGCGAACGTCGAGAATCTCCGGGTAATCCTCGCAAAGCCAATACACCTGCATATCGTCTTTGGACCAGATTTCCCACACCGCAGCCTTGTTGACCACACCGGGGAAGGGGCCGAACTCCTTGTTGACGCCGGTGCGCGAATCGCCGATATCCTTCTCGGCGTAGTTCAGCGGCACTTTGGCGAATATCTTGCCGAAGCGCTTGGTGCCGCTGTCGCGGGTCATGAACACTCGGCGCGCAACCCAACAACATTCTTCCCATGTCCGGCACGGCGACATGCGGAAGTCTTTCCAATGCACATAGTCGAAACAAATCATTTCGCCGGAAATGACGCTCGACTCGTACGAGTCGTCGGTCAACGCCTTGTTCTGCGCCTCTTTGGGCTGCGGCGGTGTGGGCGGCGGCATCGGCGTTGGCGTCGCGGCACCCATCATCGGCAGCGGGCCGGGCGGTAGTTGCGTAACGCCGGGCTGCGCCGGTGCGAGCGGAGCCGTATCGACCATATCGGCCATCGGCGAGAACGGCGCCGCGGCGGGCTCCGGCGTCAACGGCGACGGCCGATCGGCGTACATTGGCGTCAGGTCGGCGACGTAGCGCACCCACGCCGTACCGCGCCCGGGTACGAGCCGATCCTCGACGCACTGGCGCATCACCGCGTCGAACTGGGAGTGCTCGCAGACCGTATAGTCAAGGTTGCGCTCCATTATCATCGCCGCGACGCGGTTGGCGTCGTTGCTGGTGTCGAAGCGGCGGCTTACCTCGGGGTGCGGCGGCTTGGCGTACACCGCCGGCATGAGCGTCTGGACGTTCGACCAGAGGATGTTGAATTTGCGGTCCTGCGCGTCCACCGCGTCGCGCTCGTCGCGGTAACGGCGCACCGTCTTGTCGGCGCGCTTGACGAACTCTTTTTCAGCCCGTTTTGCCGACGCGAGTTCCGCCTTCCAGCGCGCAGCCTGCCCGGCTTTATCCGAGCCGAAGTCGGCGACGGAGTTGACCCCCGCGCTGCCGGTCGCCAGTTGGTCGGAACTCGACGAAGGGTTCATATTGTGAGGTTACTCCGGCGTTGTAGTGACTTGATCCATCCACGTGCGGCCAAATGCGATCCTGAACATCTGGTCATGCGTCGCGACGCGTTGCTCCAGCGCAGCGATGCGCTCCATGGCGGTCGCGGCCTCGGCGACGTAATCGGCAGAGGTCTTTTCAGAGGGCGCGGCTTGCGCGGCAACTTCAGCCTTATCGGCGGCGGATTGGGTTGTTTTCGACATCGTTTTTCTCCTGAATAGAGTTGAAAGGCTCACCGGGACTGCCCCATTGGTGAGTTGGCAAGCGTAAGCAGCGTCAACAACGCGTCGCCGCGCCGCTTACGGTAATTCTGCGCCAATAACTCGCGTTTCGTCATCCTATTCGGACGCGGCGAGTCATCGACGGGGTGCGGATTGAGTTGCATCGGGTTTATTTCATCGCCCTTTTGCTGTAGCAAAGCGGCGAGCAGCGCCGATTTCTGCGCTTTGGTCAGATCGTGGCTTTTTTGGCTCATATCCGCGCTCCCCACCGGCCGATCGGCCGTTTTACCGTATCCCACAGCTTTTCAAGCTGCACCCCGTCCGAAATCAGCGGTTTTAGACGCTTCGACTCAGGAATATACACCTCCGGCGGGTTGTAGTCCTCTGCATAGCCCAAAGCTGTGATACGGAAGGCGTCAGCGTAGTGAGAAGTCCAGTCGTGGAGAGGTTTCTGGTGAAAAGCGCCCTTAGCTTCGTTATATTCTCGCTGGTACTGACTCAACGCTTCCAAACCACCTTTGACACCGCCGCACTTCACTTCGTCGAACCTAGCTATGGAGAGCATCTTGCGCGCGGCCTGTATGCCGTCCTGCACTGATAGGTCGGGGACGATCTTGCCCCGCACGCCATGCTTGAGCAACTGCTCCATGATCGATTTGCCGGTCTGTAACGACTTGGCACGCGCATCGTGCGGCAAATAATATTCGCCGTAGGTAAACCCATACGCCTCGCGCCGTCGATGTAATTCACGCACGATATCGTCAATACTAACGCCGGAAGTATCATAAGCGTCAAAGAACCGCGGCGTGCGTTGCACAACCTGAAAGAACCAGACCGCCGTGTCGTCGGTATATCCCAAGTCCCATCCCGTATGCACACGAACCTCGGGGATATACGGCACCAGCCCGATACGCCCCTCTGCACGAGCTTTGTTCACATCCCGCCCGTAGAAACTGCCCTTGATCGCCGCGCCGAAGTCGTTCTCGAACTCCTGCGCGTACTCGTCCTCCGACATGACCGACTTGGCATCGTCCAACTCATGCCGCGGGATGATGTGCGTCTCGGACGCTTTCAGGTTGAGGTAGAACCACCCGTCCGGCCCGCCGAGAGACTGCCGCGCACGCTCGTTGAACTCGTAGAACTCGTTTTTGCCGTTGGGCGTGCCAATGAACACCGCCCAACCGCGGCGATCGCTGAGTGCAGGGCGGATAATCTCAGTGAACACGGAGGGCCGCATGTTGCCGGGCTCATCGATGACGATGCCGTCAAAGTACTGCCCGCGGAGGTTGTCGGCATTGTCGGCACCGAACAGGCTTATTTTACGATCGCCGTGGAGCGTGATGGAGAGGTCGGCGACGGAGGACGCAGAGCGCGCACCCTCGCTGTACCGCAGCAAGTAGTCATAGGCGATCCTTTTGGCCTGCTCGCGGTATGGGGCGAGGTAGGCGTAGCGCGCGTTCGGCTTCGGCGTGTGCAGCGCCCGCCCGATCAACTCATTAAGGCACGCGACCGTCTTGCCGGCGCGGCGGTGCGCGACGATGACCGCCCACCGCTCGACGCGGCGGTGGAATGGCTCGAACTGGCTACGCGGGACGTACTGCATCAAGCGCGCCTACTGCCCAGTAACCAGCGCAGCAGGCGCACGAGCAACTCTACCAGCGTCGGGCGCTGGATTACGTAGGGGTGCCGAACGTGATCGTGCCCGTCACCGCTTGGCCGGCGACCACCTCCACCGTACCCGTCGAGATAATGTTAACGACGCCCGTGCCAAGGTCGGCGTCGGCGGTGATGGTAATGTCGGTCGAGCCAATGTCGACCGGCGTAATGACGGCCGACATGCCATCGGCCGCGGGCAGCACGGTAGCGATCGATTCGTTCGAACTGGCCCAAACCGGAACGCCTTCGACCTGTGCGGGCTTACCCTTCGCATCGAAGTAGGCAACGGCGGCGGGCAGTACTTTGTCGTCAGGAAGCATAGCCATGAAATTTCCTTCAAAAGAGTTGGTGAATCGGTCAAACGTCAACGTCCAACGCACAACAGGCGTCGGCTCCGGCTCCCCGCAGAGAATGCACTTGAGCACGGCGCGCAGGCCGCGGCAGAAGTCAGGATCGTTTTCGCAACAGGTATGCACGGGCGAAATCATCTGCCTAAAACAGCGAGAACGCAAGAGAGTTACGCGTGGTGCGTGGCGAGGTAGATGAGGAAAATCAGGAACGCCGGCCAGCCGATGACGTACGCCAACGTCGCGGCAATCAGCCACGGGTCGGGGCGGTAGCGCTCGGACGGCGGGGGTATGTGCGGCGGTGGCAACGGGCGGCTCATACCTTCGTCCGCGCCTCTTTGATCGCCGCGATGAGCGCGAGGAGGATCACCGCGACGCTGCGCTGCTTAAACTTCACCGCCATTGCGTGGCGATCCCATAGCGCTTGCTCCAGCGCGAGCAAGAACACGTGGAACTCGGGCGTCACGCGACATTATGCTGCGGCGGGGGTGAACGCCGCGATGCGCTCGTCGAGAATCTCAAGGTACGCGCGCATGATGATGTGCTGCCGGCGCAGACGCACCTTCTCCTCGCCCGGCAAGTCGTCGAACAGGACGCCGCCGAGGAAGGTGTGCAGCTTGTGGGTGCGCTCGGCCAGTTGATCGCGCTCCTCGACAACACGTTCTTGGTACGGCGGCATCGCGGCTCTCCCTAGGTTGTCATTCCGTACGCATGTGCGGAGGCAATTCGTCGAGCGGCCCGCGGGGGAACGGCGCGACGATGTTGATCTGCTGATTGAGCCCGGCGCCCGGCTTGCCTTCAAGATCGGCTGCGAACGCGAACCGCACGAATTCGAGGAAGGTGCGCGGGCTCGCGTTGCGCTTGAGCAACTCCCAATACGCGCGGTCGTGTAGAAGGTCGTGCGCGATCGGTTGGAGGTCGGCGCGCAGCTTGTCGAGGGGGGAGTTCCGCGGGGCAGGGGGCTGCGGGCTGAACTGCGTAATGGGGTACGGTTGCGTGGGAGGTGGCTCAACACGTGAGCTACCGGGCGGATCGGCTGCGGCTTCCCACTCGCCGGGCGCCGGGGGTATGAACAAATCGGCTGGAGCGTCCATGAGCGGAGAGTTTAGATCGGCTGGTGGAGAATTACAAACACTACGACGACGTGCGACGGTATTGGGTGACGACGTGCGCGACGCTACGGATACCCTATCTAGTCGTCGACGGGGGAGGGGGCCTTCGGGTCGATCCGGGGGGGGGCGACGGC